TTGTGGTGGGGGTTTCTTTTTTAAATGATCTATCTTACATTGCAGTAAAACTGGAAAGATCACCACATGGCAAAGAAAAAATCAAAGAACCCTGTCGGAAGGCCCAAGTTCGAAGTCACTCCTGAAGTGCTGGAAAACACCAGACGCTTCATGGCGCAGGGCTTAACCAGAGAACAATGTGCTGCTTCGCTGGGGATTTCAGTCGCAACTTTCTACGTTTATCAGGCAGAATATTCAGAGTTTTCAGAGGCTATAAAAAGCGGTGAAGCCGAAGGCATACAGCAGGTCACCAACGCACTCTATGAAAAGGCCACAGTTGATCGGGATAACACCGCCATGATCTTCTTCCTGAAGAACCGCGCAGGATGGGTCGATAAAAAAGAAGTCGCAACAACCGTCGAACAAAAGCACGTCATAGATATTACGAGGATCAGCGATGAACAGCTCAACGCACTTGCAACAATTTTTGAACAGTCTAACGCTGGAGCAAGTGCAGGCGGAGCGTTACCGCAGATCATTGAGGGAGTTTACGAAAGCAGCTTGGCCGACGATTGAACCGGGCGTTGAGTTCCAGAACAACTGGCACGTCGATGCAATCAGCGATCACCTCCAAGCCGTTGTCGAAGGCGACATCAAACGTCTGATCATAAACGTGCCGCCACGCCACATGAAATCAATCAGCGTGGCCGTTGCGCTGCCAGCTTGGACTTGGACCCATCAGCCCCATAAGAAGTTCCTGTACGCTTCCTACGCTTCCTCCCTGTCCATCAGGGACAGCACCAAGTGTCGCCGTCTGATCGACAGCCCGTGGTACGATAGGCACTTCGGTGATAAATTTCAGCTCACTGGTGACCAAAACCAGAAGCAAAGGTTCGAGAACGATAAGACAGGCTACCGCATCGCAACGTCCGTAGGTGGCGCTCTGACAGGTGATGGTGGTGACATCATCTGCATCGATGACCCGCACAACGTGGTAGACAGCGACAGCTCAAAGGTGCGCGAGGGCGTTCTGGAGTGGTGGGACCAAGCCATGCAGACCCGGCTCAACGATCCCCGCACTGGCGCTTTCGTCATCATCATGCAGCGTGTCCATGAGCAAGACCTGACCGGGCATATCCTGTCCAACCAGTTAGGCGATGAGTGGAACCACCTCTGCCTGCCTGCCCGATACGAAATCGGACACCCAACGCCAAGCAAGTCATGGCTGGGCTTCTCAGATCCGCGCACAAAAGAGGGCGAGCTGCTCTGGCCTGAACGCATCGATGACAAGACGCTCACAACGCTGGAGCGCAGCCTTGGCTCCTACGCAGCCGCAGGCCAGCTACAGCAGCGCCCATCACCCAAAGGTGGCGGAATCCTGAAGGCAAGCTGGTGGGTTCCTTGGGAAAAGGAAGACCTGCCCGACATCGAATATGTCCTGCAATCATACGATACAGCCTTCGAGGCCAAGGAAAGCTCCAGCTTCAGCGCCCGTACAACTTGGGGCGTCTTTCAGTACAGAGGCGCAACATGCGCAATTGTGCTGGAGGCTTGGTGGGATAAGGTCAGCTACCCTGACCTTCGGCGCTTGGCGCAGGAGGCTTACGAAGAGTGGGAGCCAGACGCAGTGCTGATCGAAAAAAAGGCTTCAGGTCAATCACTACTCCAAGATCTGCGCATGGCAGGCGTACCAGTTTTGGCCTACAGTCCAGACCGTGATAAAGAAGCTCGCGCCCATGCGTCAAGCGCACTTTTGGAAGATGGTAGGATTTTCTTCCCTTCCAATCGAAAATGGGCTAAAGATTTAATTGACATATGTGCTGCCTTCCCTGCCCACCCCAACGATGACATCGTTGACACATGCACACAGGCTTGGTTGAGGTTGCGAAAAGGATGGTTTATCGGTCACTCAGAAGATCCTGAAGATGACGATTTTGTAGAAACAAGAAGGATGACGCTCTATGGCTGAACCAGAAAACATTATCCCGTTTGCCGAAGGCGCTCCATCCGACGATCTCATGGTTGAAGAGCTTCCAGACGGCGATGTTCTGATCGGTGATCCAGAACTTGATATGATCGAAGAGATGGAAGACGCAGAGTTTGATCAAAACCTTGCCGAAGTTATCGATGAACGTGAGCTGCTCCGAAAGGCGCAAGAACTTATCGGGTTCTTTGAGAACGACAAAGAAGCCAGATCCGAATGGGAAAACCGCTATAAGCAAGGTTTGAAAACCCTAGATCCAGATGGTGGCCTAGACGAAAGCGAAGATGAACGCGCAACTCGCGGCCTGTCCATCGTCATCCACCCAATGATTGCAGAAGCCGCAACCCAGTTTAACGCTCGCGCCATCGCAGAGCTTTACCCGTCAGGCGGTCCCGTCAAGTCAGTCATCATTGGTGACCCAGACGAACAGCTCGAAGACCAAGGTCGCCGGGTGCGTGAGTTTATGAATTACCAGATTACGCAGGAAATGCCTGAGTATTTCCCTGATCTGGATCAAATGCTGTTTCACCTCCCGCTGATCGGCCACACCTTCAAGAAGGTTTGGTGGGACGCTAACATGGATCGGCAGTGCAGCCAGTTCGTAAAGGCTGAAGACTTTGTGGTCGCCCCAGAAAGCAAAGACCTCTACACATCCCCGCGCTATACGCACATCATTCGGATGCCGAAGAACGACTTCAATCGCTACGTCCAGAACGGTTACTACCTGCCGACGAAGTACATTGGCGATTCTTTAGATCCTGCTGACAGCGTGATCGGTGAGATCGAAGGCGTCGATGAATACAGCGATGACAGCCAAGATGATGTAATGACACTGCTCGAAATGCACGTCTATGACTTGTTCGAGGGCATCGATGGTCAAGAAATGGATAGCGATGAGGCAAACGAAAACGCTGTTGCCATCCCATATGTGATCACAATCGATTACGAAAACCAGAATGTGGTGAGTATTCGCCGCAACTGGAAAGAAGACGATGAGATGAAAAAGCGCCGTGACTGGTTTGTGAGCTACAAGTTCCTGCCCGGTCTAGGCTTCTACGGATTTGGCCTGTACCACATGATCGGTGGTTTGGGTAAAGCAGCGACTGGATCGCTCCGCGCTCTTCTCGACAGTGCCGCATTCGCCAACATGCAGGGTGGCTTTAAACTGCGTGGCCGCGTCAATGGCGGTGACATGCAAATCAGCCCCGGTGAGTTTGTGGATCTCGACAGCACAGTCGATGACGTAAACAAGGCCATCATGCCCCTGCCATTCAAAGAACCAAGCAGCTCGCTGTTTAGTTTGCTTGGCTACATTGTTGAGGCAGGCCAGCGTTTTGCCAGCACAGCAGATCTCAATGTCGGTGACGTAAACCCGAATGCTCCAGTTGGATCAACTGTTGCTCTGATCGAACAAGGGTCGAAAGCGTTTAGTGCGATCCACAAACGCCTGCATTATGCACAAGGCCAAGAGTTTAAACTGCTCGCAAAACTGAACGCGGAAAACTTGCCTGATGAGTTTACCTTCGCTCAAGCTGGATCTTCTGATATCATCTATCGTCAAGACTTTGATGATCGCATCGACATCGTCCCAGTCTCAGATCCCAACATCTTCTCGACAGCCCAGCGCATTGCGCAGGCACAAGCTGTTTTGGAAATGGCGCGATCAGCTCCGCAGCTCCATGATTTGTATGAGGCATACAAGCGGATGTACGAGGCGATCCGCATTCCGAATATCGATGAGATCCTGAAGAAGCCTGAAGAGGCGGTTCAGATGGACCCAATCGATGAAAACATGAGCGTGATGTACGGCAAGCCAATCCGCGCCTTCCCAGAGCAAGACCATGAGGCGCACATTGCGGTTCACATGCAGTTCTTGCAAGATCCATCATTGGCAGGCAATCCCGGCGCAAAGCAAATGCAGCCTGTATTGATTGCCCACATCGCAGAGCATATTGCGCTTCTGTACCGTCAGCGCATGGAGGCAAGTGTGAATATCCCACTTCCGCCACTGCCAGATTTCAAAGAGTTGAAGGTCAAGTTCAACGATGTAGACCCAGATCAAGATCGCCTAATCAGCCAGCGAGCTGCACAAGTTGTGGCGGCATCACCTCAGATGAAGCAGATCGAAGCACTGCGTGGCATGGGCCAAAAGGGTGGCCAGCAGGGAAACCCATTGCAATATGCGCAAGAACTCGCAAAACTGGAGACAGAAGCTCTGAAGGCCAGAACCCAAGCACAGATCCAATCGGATCAGGCAAAGGCGCAGTCAAATATTCAGATCAAGCAAGCAGAGGCGCGGCAAGACATGGAGATCGAAGCAGCCAAGGCGCAAGCCGACATGCAGGCCAAGATCACCAAACTGGAGGCAGAGTTGCAGCTTGAGAGAGAAAAGAACGCAGCTAAGATTCAAATGGAGGCCATGAAGAATGTACCCCCCACAGTATAGATTGCCTCCAATCAATCCTGCTGCCTTCGGCGGTCTACCGCAGCAGGGTCCACAGGGTGGCCCTCCAATGTCCCCTCCCAACAATGTTGGGGGGCCACAGGCTCAACCGCCTATGGATATGAGTAAATACTTAATGAATAAAGTGGCTGAGATCCGCGAGAGAATGGGCGCGGGTGATATGGGTGCGCTGAGTGCAATTGCAGATGCAATGCCACAGCCTCAGATGAATGTGGCGGCACAGCCTGCACCACAGCCTCCAGTACAACAACAGCAAGCGAGGATGGCATAATGGGTGGTTTATGTGGCGGCGGTGGCGGCAAAACTGAAAGTAAAAATGACAACGACAGTAAAAACAGCTTAACTGAAACGCTGGCAAACATATTTACGCCAAACGATGGCGCATCTTATGTCGGCGGTCAGTTAGTTGATGATGCTACTGGCGCATCAATCTCTGCTGGTGGAACAACATCCACAGGCAATGTTATTTCTGGAATAGCCAATACCACCAGCAATGATGATGACAACAGGCCACCTCCAGCGCCAATAGCATCGTCTAAGATAACAACAGCCACAACCACTGGTGCTTTGCCAGCCGATACAACACCTCGTCCGACATCGACAACGAATGTTTCAAACAGCGCAAGAGAAAATTTTGCAAACTTACTCACGCCATTTGATGGCGCATCTTACGTCAATGGTCAGTTGGTTGATGATAAAACTGGAGCATCTTTGACAGGTGGCGGTTACTCTTCAACAGGCGATTACATTTACGGCGTTTCAGACGATCCTAGCAACAATGTTCTAGACACAACTGGAATGGATTCAAACCAAGTTTCGGTGGCAACAGCCCAGCAGCAAATGAAAGAAGATATACCTCCGGGCGATCTGGCTTATTTTGCGTCATTCTTGCCGGGTATGGTTAGCCCCATGTTCGGAGGTTACCTTGGCGAGCAGATGCTAAAGGGTGGCATTGAAGACAGAAAATCAATTATTGAACAGCAAGTTGCTGCCTTAGAGATGGGAGCCACACCGCAGTTCGATGCCCAAGGAAACTATATTGGATTTGATAATTCAACTATGTCTACGTTTGGGGAACAGGTCTTGGGCGCAGATGACATTATGGCATTTTTGCCTCCCGGTCCACAAAATCCATCTTACAAAGCAGATGCTAATCAAGATGGCATAGATGACTATGATCGATTTAGAACTGTTTATGATGCCCAAAGCACCGCTGCTGCCGCAGATCCAACTGGCATGAGTACAGAGGGTGGGTTTGTCACAAGCGGGGGTGATGAGTATTATATTCAGGGCGATGGCAGCGTTGATATGATTGCCAACAATATTGTCCCATACAATGATGCTGCGAGTGGATCTACTGTAAACCAAGTTTATGGAAGAGATGACGTTAACTTATCTAGCGCCATTCAAAGCGATAATAACAGCCGTCGAGGTATTTACGGTACACGCGGAACGTCGAGCGATTATGATCGTTTTTCCAGAGGCGGTGGTGGGTATGCGTTTATGCCAGCCTACATGCGTCAGTTTATGACTGGTGAAAACTTCGATGTAATGGCGGAACAGATTACGTTGGCAGATGGATCTTCCGCATATCGAACACCAGATGGACGCATTCTAAGCCCAGAGCAGTTTAAAAACACAGCTCGCTACGAAAATGCTTTAACTGTTGAAGGTCCAGATGAGCGGTATCTGAAGGGGTATCAAGACACTGATGCGGCTGGATTGCCAGTGTATTTTGACGCAGAGGGTAACCCAGTCGGGAGCTTGGGATGAATAATAAATTAGCCGCATTTAAAATGCCTCAAAAGCAATCGATGTCGGCTTTTGCCAACATCCCAAGGCAGACTGAAATCATGGGTCAGCCTCACATGCTGTCTTACATCAACCCAGAAGAAGAGGCGATGTTGCAGCAGATGAGGGGCGGTATGCCTCCAGTGGCAGGACCGGGCGGTGTTCCTGCTTACTTTCATGGCGGGGATCATTGGTATAGTGGCGCTGTTAATGCTGTAAAAGACACATTTAAAGAGGTTTTTTCTGGCGGTGACGCTGTAACAAATACTTATAATAGTGGCGACGATAAAACCCCTTCTTCTGCAAATACATCCACGGTCATTCCAACTGGCACGACTTTGAAAACAGGAACGGTTTTAAATAGTAAGGATGACCCTGTTGTATTTACGTCCAATGACGATGGAATTACAGGTCAGAACCAGTCTACGTTGCCTGCTGCGGAACCTGAGACGTTTAGCGATGCGTTTGCCGAAAACCGGGCTGCGGGGAACGAGACCTTTACTTATAACGGTAATTTGTACACCACGGAGGTTGCGGAAAGACTCGATGACGGTCTTTGGAGCAACTTCGATATTCTTCCTTCAACCTCCACTTCTGGTTTAACGGAAGTAGAATTGCCCAACGGACGGTCGTACTATGCAGACGAGTCTGGCACCTTTAAAGGCTTTGTTCCGGAGAACGAGGTTGAGGTTGAGAAGACGGATTATCAGAAGAAGTTAGAGGCTGCTGGCGAGAGTGACTTGAGTGGTCTTGACCAAATTGCGGCAACAAATGTGGATTATACGGGTGTTAAGAACACAAACACGGTTGCATCGACGGACAGTTACAACGACACGGTTGTTATTCCGGATCCTGTTTCACAAACCCCTGTAGATTATACCACTACTTCTAGTGGTAATGATTATACTGAGGCTGCGACGAGTGACACCTCTGAGTCTCTGAGGGATTATACTGAGGCTGTGACGAATATCCCAG